TTCTGATTGTTCTTGAACATTAGATAAAGATACTTCTTCTACAATATCCTGAACAGCTTTATTATTTGCTGCATTAGGTACAGTAAAAGCAATATCTTTAGCTAACGTTTTAGGTAATGCTGGATAAGCAGTTGTAGTTTCAATTAAATTATCACCTATGGCTTCTCCTTCAGGAGTTTTAAATATATCCTGCCATACTTTAAATTTTTTATTTAATGAATCAATTGCATATAAAGAATCCCTTTCCATAAAAGGGTCTTGAAAAAGGAAACCCATTAAACGCTCCTAGTATTTATTAACTCCGCTATAACTGGATGTGGGTTAACAGAATACAAAGCTGCAAGAATAATATCGGTTTCATCTTCTAATTGGTCAACTGGACCAGTACCAGGACCAAAAGCAGCTCCTTGAGTAATAGGTTCTTGTGGTCTTTCAGTTGCAGCAAATACATTTGGTCTTGCAACTTCAGCACCTTCCATTGGAAATGGAGCATTAGCTCCTCCTGAATCACCTAATGGTGCAGCAGCTTGTTGTGCTAAGAGTTGTGTCTGTTGTCCATAAGGAACATCAGGCATTCTTATTTCTGGTTGCTTTCCATCTGTTCTTTGACTTAAAGCACCTGGACCACTAACAGCAGCTGGTTTGGATGGCTTTCTGTATCCACCTCTTCTTGATTTAGCCATAATATTCATCCTTTATCATTATTATTATTCCTGGAGCAGGATTGATAACTGTAAATGCTTGGTTTCTAAAAGGGTCAAACAAATTAACTTCTTCTTCATCCATTTCATCTACAACACCAAAATTGCTTTCGATTATATTCCAATACTCAACATCTAGTTCGTTATCCATTATATTCCACCTAAAGCTTGTGCAATACCTGGAGGGCCTTGTTGTTGGGCCATCATTTGTTGTTCTAATATTGCTTGTTCTGCAGGTGGTAACTGCGGTTCTTGTGGTGTATAAAACATCTTAAGAATATCTGTCATCTCACCTGGATATTCATAAATAGCTATAACAGCCATAGTTGCAGCCATATCACCTTGAGCTGACCTAGCTAATACAGATTCAAACAAAACATTTTCTGCTTTATTTTTTCTAATACGTTCTTGTACCTTAGCTATATTGTCAAGGCCATCAATATTATCTTGCAAAGTTTCTGTGTCTATAACACCAGCTTGTAGTAATTGCAAACCAGTAACAATTTTTTGTGGTTCGTCAAATCCGGCCATAACACCATAAACACGTCTTGTTCTATATTCACCAGCAATATCTGCCATAGGAGAATAATTTTCTGAAAAGCTTGTACCTGCGTAATAACCTGTTATAGGTTTTTTTCCTAATTCAGGGAATTGTGCAGCTAACAATACATCGAGTTCTAATCTCTTAGAATCCATTTCTTGCATACCGTGTTTTATTATTTCTCTATATTCATTAATCATTAATGACATAGTGCTATTTAATTCTGACAGACCAGCACCTGTTACAAACGAATTAGGACTTTGTGAGTCGTCAGTGACCGGGTAACCACCGACCATCCTGAGTTGGCGCTCTAGTCTGTCAACTTGTTGAAATAATTGATAAGGGATATTATTTTGTGGTTTAGAAACTTGTGTACCTGGTGCTAAATAGTTAACAGCAAATCTACCTTTTCTATATTGGCCTGACTCTAATTCACCAGATATGTTTGTTTCTGTAAATACTGAGTCTTCCATAGCTATAGCTGACATAATATTTATTTTTGCCATCATAGCCATAAGGCCTATCACGTGGTCATATTGTCCTTTTAGTTCATCAAAAGCTAATCTCTTCATAAATACAAAAGGAGGGCTTGATAAGAAGTTTGGAATAAAATCCAAAATCATTTTCTTTTCAGGAAAAACTACATAAGTACCACCGACATCGTAATATTCAATAATCTGTACACCATTGCCTGTGTTATCTTCCCAATTTGATTTACTATCATTTTCATATCTTCCAATAGCTCCAGGACCAAAAGTAGATTCTGATGATTCTTCTTCCTCTGGATTTAAAATCTCTTTTGCAAATTCAGGATAGAGTTGTGCAAGTTTATATCTAGGTATTCTTCTTAATACTGCTAATTCACGTGGTTGTTGGTCAGGACCAAAGTTCCCTGGGAAAGTATCGTAAGGGTCACGGAGTTCTGCAGTTGGGTATATATAACCATTTTTATCTGTGCGTGTCGTTATTATCCAAGCGCAGTAACCATAACCGGGCAACCATCTTGCTGCCTGTCCTAATTGTAGCGAAAGATTTTGCTTTTCGTCGAAACTTGTAACAATTCTCTCAAGCTTCTCTGCTTTGAATTTAGCTCTATCAGATGTATTATGATTTAATATATCTACACGAACTTGTGGTATTCCTGAAATCTTTTGTGCAAGTCGGTCAATACCTGACTGTAACATATTTGGAGCTGGTAACAAGTCAGCATCTGATGCTTCCATCTTCTCACCAAGCAAGGCCTTCATACCTTCAACTCCACCATTTAAAATTGATTTAATTCTAGCTTTTTGCAATTGTCTTTCTTTAGATGGTCTTCCACTAACTAAGACTGTTGCATTATCAACTATCTCTTTATAATTCTTAACGTCTAAATTTTCTATCCCCATGGTGCCTCATTATAGTCGGTATATCCGAAATCTGTGTAACTAGGTGAATAATCTAGTCCCATGTCGGCCATGGTTTCTTTGTTCATCCTTCTAAAGACTTTCATCGGAAACCACCCTGCCATAACTATATCAGTTTTTTCTTTGTTTCGCTGAGAAACTGGCTTTCCATCGAAATAAAGTAATTGCTGTCTATAAGCATTAACTTTAGCTTGAGATTCAGAATCTCCAAAAGGTAAATGTATTTTTTGGGCTTCAAACAATCCAGCCATAGAACCTACACCATACATAGGGTCATGCTTGTTCTTACCTGTAACGTGGCCTTGCATTGTAATACCGGACCTTAGAACAAATTCTTTTATTTTATCATCCTGCCTAATTGCAGTTTGGAAACCGTTTTCCTCAATTACCCAATGTTGTAAATCGTATTTATGTAACCAATCAGACATAATCTGCAAAGCATGCTTCACTCCCCCGCCTTGTCTATTTTCTATGTCAATTAAGAATAGCTCTGCTCTACCTGGGTTTATACCCCATAATACAGCTGCTTGATAACCTGCAGAAGCAGGGTCAAGTCCAGCAACTAAATGTAAGTTGCCTGGTACCTGCCCAATAATTAAGTCAGGCCTCATACATTGGTCAATCATATTCATTGTGAATATTTGCGTACCTTCTACAAAGGCCTGATTGTAATAAACCATCTCAAATATTTTTCTACCACCTGTTGTTTCTGCTGCCTGCATTCTTGTATTAAGCCATTTAAAAGTTCTTTTCCCTGGCCATAACATACATTCAATATGTGATTCAACATCATGGTCTGGTATCTGGCAATCAAGATTATGTGCTGTCTCAACTATCTGTTCAAAAGAATCATTAGCTAAAAGATGGTGATATAAATCATCAGAGTGCTGTCTTGAACCAATAACTACAACAGCTGTATGTTCCTCTTTTCTTGAAGATAAAGTTGTTGTCCACCACTGCCTAGTATTTTCTCTTGCACCAGGTTGCATAGTAGTTTGGTGGTCTTCAATGTCGTCTGCAATTATTAAGTCACAGTCTCTTGAAAGAATTTTTCCACCTTTACCTACAGCAACCATAGTTGGTGATTTAATACCTGGTACTGTTCTAGTACCTACAGTAAATTGATTCTGTGACCACATCTTACCTGACCTATTATCTGGTTTAAACTTTTTTCCAGGTGGGCAGAAATCTTCTTGAAGTCTTTCATTATCATCAAGATGTTCTAATACCGCTGATACAGCGTTCTTTGCAATGTCCTCATTTCCACCTACCCACATAATCCTTATGTTTGGGTTTTTCATTATTTGATACACCGCAAAATGGATTAATAACTCTGTTTTTCCATGTCTTGGTGGGCTTAATATAATTAATTCTTTACCTCCTTCTATAGCTCCTATAATATTTTTTATCCAGTTTTCATGAAAATCAGCAGTCTCGTATTTTTCCCCCGTTTCCGTAGCAAAATATCTATTGCGAAAGCTAGAAAAATTTTCTAAACTAGCCTTCGTTTCTTCCGATAACTCCCAATCCTCTGCAGCTACTTCGTTCTTAACATCTATTTTGTATGCTGCTGCCATTCTGGATACTGTAGCATTGGTGGTACCTAATGCTTCCGCTATCTCTGCCACACCAAGGGTGCCGTTGGCGAAATCCTCCGCATACTTTTCTTTGTATTCGTCGTAGAAACTTCCCCTACGTACA